CCAAGTTCTCTACCTCTATCTTCATCACCTTCAACAGAAGAACCAGAAGCATCTACATTTACTACTACATTTGTAGAACCTCCAAGAGCATGGTTGGGAGTAATTGTTCCAGAAACAGATGGAGTGAATAATTCTGGCCCACGTTCTCCAACTATAGAAGGTCTCCCAACAGGAGGTCTTCCACCAGCAGCAAAAGTTGGAAGATTTCTAAATATACCACCAGCTCCACCAAAGACATTAAACAATAGGGTATTTATTCCGAGTTGCATAAGTTGTCTCCCAATATTTTGTAAAACTCCTACAGCAGCTTCACCTAATGTTTTTGCTCCCATTGCAGCATCTGTTAAAGCATCAGTAATACCAGTTGCAATACTATCTCCAATTTGTTCATAAATATCTGCTTGTTCGGTTAATGTATCATTTAAAATTTTTGTTTTATCTATTTCAAATTCAGTAGCTAATAGTCCTATTGCTTTTTCTTTATTAATTATTTGTTCATTACCTATTATTTCTCTTAATTGATCCATGTGTAAAAATTTTCTTTCCAAAATTAACCTATCTTTTTCATCTTCAGTTTCTTTTAACTTTACTCGTCTTTGTATTTGTTTTGTTATATCGACTTCCATTAATCGTGGATCTTTTTTATCTGTAAGAGGTTTGTTTTGATCTTCAATTAAATCTGAAATTGTTTTTGGTGGATTTTTTGGTCGGCCTGTTTTAGAGTCATAAATTATACCACCAACTTCATATGTACCTTTTGAGGTATCAAAACCCCTACCTAATAAGCTTTTAGTTATTCTTTTTTGTTCTTTTAATTTTCTATTTTCTTCTTCTAATGCTGCTATATCCTGATAAGCTGCAGTTTTACTACGTTTTCTCGCCATTTCATTTCTAATTTTTGAAATAGTATTATCGTTTGTAGCAATAGCATTATCTATTTGAGCTACAGTTCCGTCCTCTAAAATTTTATTAAATTCTTTTTGTTCTTCATTTGCATCAATATAATGTCCAGCAATACCAGCTATTGCCAAACCTAATAAAGCAATACCTGCAGTTACAGGTCCAGTAAGAACTATTCCAAATTTTGCTAATGTAGCCAATAATGCTGCAAAAGTTCCTTTTATGGCAGTAGCAATCGGACTTAATATAGTAAAAGCAGTTATTGCTGCCGTTGTTCCAATTACAACTGCTGTAAAACCTTTTGGCAAAGTGTTAATAACTTCACTAAAACCAGTTAAGCCTAAAGTTAAAAGCTTTGCCGTTGGTAAAAGTGTTTGACCTATTGTTATTTGTAAATCTTGTATCTCATTATTTAAATTTTTAAATACTTGTGTTGGATCATTTTCTAATAATGCTGCAAGCATTGGTGCACCTTCATTACCAATTTTTCCTAAAGCTCGGATAACAACTTCACTTGTAATTTTTCCTTGACTACTAAATTCTTTTAATTTACCAACAGTCGTACCTAATTCATCTGCAACAGGTTTTAAAAGAGTTGGAATTTGTTCTGAAATACTTCTAAATTCATCTCCTTGTAATCTTCCAGAACCTAATGCTTGTGCTAATTGTCTAAAAGCATTTGACGCTTCTATTCCTGTTGCACCAGCTAATTTAGCAGCGGTATTAAATCCTATGAATGTTGTTCTTATGTCTTCTACACCTACGCCTAGAGGTGCTAGACGTGCAGTTATATTCGTTACTCCTTCGAGTGCTTCTATAGTACTGATACCAAATAATTTTTGAGCATCAGTAGCAATTTTTTGTGATTTAGCAAAGGTCCCACTTTCTTTTGTAAGTAATTTTAATCGTAAATTTAATTTATCAAAATTAGCAGCCGTTTGTATTGATCTCCTACCAAATTCAGCTAAACCAACTTGAGCTATTACTTTCGATAACCCGTTAAATCTTGTAGTTATACCTTTTGTTGCTTTGTCAAATCTTTGAAATGTTTTACCTGCTTTTTGTGCTTGCTCATTAATTCTTCTTAAACGACTACTCGCTTTATCAACAATATCTATCGTAACGCCAGCAAATGCCATTTATTTATTTTTTTTTAATTCTACCTTGAACGCTTTGCTTTATCAAATTCTCGTTTTTCTTTTTCTCCTTTGTTTTGATAGTATGCAGCAAAATATATAAATTCATTATTAGTTAATTCCTGTCTTAATCTACTTACTGTCATTTTTAATTCTGTTGCTAGGAAAAACTCAAATTCTAACCAGTTATCCCCCTGTATTATTTTTTTGCTTCTTCTAAAGAAGTTTCATTTTCAATACCAAATACAAATAATTCAATTTCATTTAAAATATTTTCGGGAATAAATGATTGTAATTGTGCTATATCTCCCAAAACAAATGCTTTTTGACCATTTTCTTTTTCAGCCATTTCTATAAGCATCATAGTAGATTGTTTCAAAGCATCTGTTGGATCTGCTAATTTTTGAACTTTAATTCTATTTGCTCTTGTAATTGGTTTAAAATATAAATCTATCAGTGGACTTCCATCTGGTTTATTTATAGTGTATTTTCTTCTTTGATTTAAGTCAAAAGTTTGAGTTAATAAATCAATTGCTCTTTTTTCAGACATAAATTAAATTGCAGAAGTAATTGTACCGTTAGTTTCAAATGTAATATTGACTATTTGTATTTCTCCAATAGTTGCTCCGTAAGTAGCATTATTAATAATCCCAGCAAAACTTATTTTTTTAGCTGACTGTGCTGAATCAGGAAATAATTCGAACAATGCGTCACCAGCATCGCCTGTAGTTACTATATCATCAATAAAAGCTTGATAGTCAGAATTTCCAGAAGGGTCATAAAGTAATTCACAAGAACCTGATCCATCAATTAAACCACCAATACGACTTTTAAAAGTATCTCCCATCTTCGTTGTTTCCATTGTATCTTTAGTTATATCTAAAGACCAACTTCTTAAACTGCCTATGTCTGCTTCAGTCCCACCAGCATTTTCGAACATAATTTTACCAACATCGCCTTTAATAGCAGCCATAATAAAAAAAAGAAGTATTAATTAATATATTAACCTTTTTTCTGATTATTTTCTATTTGTTTAATAAGTTTTTCTTTGCTTTGTCTTTTATCTAACTCTATTCCTAGTTCTCTACCTTTTTCTTCAAGCTCATTTTTTGTTTTGTTTTTAAGATTTTTTTGTTTTTCTAAATATCTTTTACAATGTGGATCCCAATAATTTGCTTCTCTCCGACCTTTAACAGCTTCTATTGCATCAAGCATTTCTTCTGTTATTACAAGTTTTGGCATAACTAAATAGTTTCGTATATTTCAAAGTCTACACTAATTATTGATTGAAAATAACCTTCAGGAGCAGTGCTTTGTAATAAAGTTGGTCCATTAGGAGCATTAAATATAACATCAGATACTGTTACTTTATTAAACAAATCTCTTATGCGTTTGCCAATAATTAAATTTGAACCTGAACCAACTCCCGATTTTGTAAAAATATTAAATATTATTGTTCCATTAACAGTATTTGTATTAAATGCAGAATATTCTGTTTGGCCAAAATCTACTAAACATTGTACAAAATTTTTATCTATATCTGGTTTAAATGGCATGTTATTAAAAATTACTGTAACAGGAGGAGAATTTATTAATTCAGTTTCAACTCTATTTTCTATCGTTAAACGAACTGTATTTAAATTTATAGTTGTCATTAGTTTTTAGACTGTACTTTTTTAATAATATTAGCAACTGCTGTAACTTCTTTTAAAGGCCAGCCTGCAACTCTGTTACTATCTTTCGATCTAAAAGAATTACCCCAAGAAGGAGGAGTATTTGTTCCAAAACAAACCGCTTCGGCATATGGTAAAGGGTTAATTAAACTATAGGTTTGTCCCGTTTTTTCTTTTTTATAATTAATACGAAATGGAGGAATAATTGTAGATTTACTATTACTAAAAGGTCCACCTAATATTGGAGCAGTTTTTTTATTTTCGGCGAGTTGCCAATTCATTCTAAAACGGCCTGTATCTACTGGTGATGCTTGTTTTATTCTTGAATCTAAAGTAAAAACAGCTAGTCTAATTAATTCTGTATATTCATCTTCGAAAAAATTACCAATATTTTTAATTTTAATTTTTTTCATGCTCTCAAATATAATTTATATTTAATTTCTTGATTATCGTTTTCTGTAGTTACAATTCTAATAATTTTATAATTAATACTTACAATTGTAACCTCTTCACTTGTTGTAGGTACAAAGGTTAGATCAGAAGCTGCAATAGAACATATTTTGTCAGTTTCTTTTATTAAATCATTTACCTCTCTTTGGTTTACATTTTGTAATATTCCTTTTATAGTTACAGAAGTTTGTGACTTAACAACAGTACCATCTTCTACATTGTAAGCACTTTGTGTGGTTCTTTTAATAGTTATATCACCGCCAAATTTACCCAAAACGGTTGAAGATATTTTACTTAAACCCTTGGATAATCT